TTGCTTTGCTAGCATTTCTGGCGTACTAGCAAGTCTTGCTTTTTCTTCAGGTGTTAATAAATTTGCGTCTCCCCCGCCCGAAAAACCAAGCTGTGCTTTCCTTACATCGTAATATGCTTTGCTAACTTGTTGATTATCTATATTAAATGTTGGTGCATTATTCTTAGGAAAATCTGACGGCATATTTCCAAACTGATCGCTACCAGGGGGTTTTGCTTTAAATTCGTCCGGTGTGAGTTTCTTGTTTTTAATAACCATTATTCATTTAGGGGTACATTTAATCCTTGACCCGCGTCTTTCCTTTGGTCTGTTTGTAAGTTTTCCATTAAAGAAGTCGGCGGGATTAAATTTATTTCTAATTGTAATTGGTTTGCTATTTGTTGCTCTAAAAATCTTTGGTCTTGTTCAAATACTTGTTCGTGTGCTAAGTACTCAATCTTGCCCCCGCTTTCCGTCGATCCGGCTTGCCCGAATAGGATTAAAGGTAAACCTAACGAACGATAAAACTTATTTGTAATATTATTTCTCCACTCGATAACTATCTGGCTAGGGTTGAGTTGTATAACCTCGTGAGTGACAGCGTCATCATCATCTGGGATAAACATATCTTCGCCATATTTCCTGGCGTTTTGTATCTTTGTAACAAAATTACTTATCTTTGCTGTGTCGTCTGTTTTTAATTTCCATAAGATAAAAGGTTTAGCTTGTAAGTGCATAAGTTTAGTCATATCTGCAAAACTCTCTTCTTCGGCTTTCAATGTACCCTCTAAAACTGCGATCTTGCTTATCCCGTGTATTTGGTCTGCTATTCTATCGCAAGATAAATAAAAAATCTCTTCTGGCTTAAACTTCTTTGGTTCTCCGCCAGACTTGCTTATCTGTTCGAAACGTATTAACTCTCCTTTTGGCGATACAATATGCCTCATTGTCGACGGATCTAAAGGTTTAAGATTTAGTAATGTCCCGTTTTCGTTTCTTATTATTTCGGCGTAAGCGTCCCCGCCAATGTACCTTACAATATTTAAATTAAGTAAAATGTCGCTAAAAGTGTCCTTGCCCCAGCCAATCATTCTTTTTAAAATACCCTCTGTTCTGCTGTCGCAAGTAAAACCCTTGCCCGTGTCCCAAATAGCTTTCATAATAATGGCGCTCTTTAATTCGGGGTTTGTATTAAACCAGCCCCAGTACTTACTCCAATTTTCATTACTCCAAGTTGTTTCGCCAGAAATAGAGGCGCCGTCGGTTGTTGCCGACGGGCTTTGAAAAGAGATGGTATTAGTATAATCGCTCGTGCTTGCTTGATTAATATTCAATTCGTTAGCCATAGTTTTTAGAGGTGTCCCATTTTTATAAATCTATCTTAAAAGGTACATAAAACTCCAATTTAGTTGGTATTGTTCCGTCTGTGATTGTTGGGCTTGTTGTGCTTCTCCCCGCCGGATCGTGGTAACCATAAAAGATACAGGAGCCGTTTGCATTGTACGCTTCTTCTCTTACGTTTATTCTTAATGTGTCCCCTTTTTTGAAATGTGTTTGAGTTAACGGGATATTAACAATTCTTACCCTATCGTTAACGGGTGTTTGCCCCGTTCCACTCTCGCTATAAACTACGGCTTTTTCCATACCTATATTCGTAGCCGTTCCGCTACTAACTCTATAAACATTAACCGTTACGTTAACCGTCCTTAATCCGTCGCTACTTGTGTCGTGCATTATTGGGGCGTTTATTACCATATTGCCCTTAACTGTCTTAGGTAAATTAAAAGTTGTTTCGAAGTCTGCTAAAAGAATAGTCCCGCTTGTCCCGTTCGGTGTTACTAACGAGAAAAGTTTCTCGCTATAAATTGCTTGCGGAGTTAATAACCAGCCCCCGCTAATCTTTGCCCCGTAGAATTTCTGTACGCCAGTACCGTCGGCAATATCTGTATAAGTATAACTCGCGATCGCTGGGTTTGCTGTTCGTGTGTACTTTCGTTTAAATCCCATTTTATGCGTCCAGCTTCTCTTGATATTTCTGGTCTCTTAGTATCTCGAGATTTCGAGTAATTATATCCGTGTTTATATCGAGAAGAGTTGTCGCGTCTGCGAGAGAAGAAAAACCCGAAGTATCCCATTTAATAACATTATTCGCGATTAGTTTTGCTGTGGTTTCATTTAAAATTTGTTTTGCCGAAGTTGGCAAACTTGCGTAATTTGTGACCCAATCGTACCTAGTTGTAGCAACAATAACGCCCTCGGCTTCGTCACTCCAACGTGTAAGACTTGCCCCGCTAATTCCTGAATTGTAGTATAAACCACTCTCATCAATAACGTAAGCCCCGCTTGTTAAAGTCCAGCTCATTGTAATTTTAACTCCTCTAATTTATTGCATAAAGCATAAATAGCTTCGACGAGTGCGAAGTCTGCGTCTGGTAAAACAACCTTGTCTTTGTTTTCAATCTTAGATTTCTCTGCTTCTCTTGTGTATTTTGTAGTAAAACCCATACAATTACTAGTAAGCGTAAATATTTAAAGTTTTGTCTTGCTTAGCTATCCAGCACGCCCGTACTAAACCCTCACAAATATGGCTGTCACTACCGAAAATCCTTAAACGCTTCTTTCCGTCCGCGCTTTCAACAATCTCTTGTTGCATACTCATAAGTGAATGTTTAACTTTTTCGTCGTTAAGAAGTCTCACTTTTCCTTGTTCCATTAACGCCCGGAGTAGCATATACATATCTTCTTTAATTAGGGTTGCTCTTTTTGTTCCGTCTCTGTTTAGGTCTTTGCTTGCATTGTTAAGGCCTAAAATCTTACGCTTTATGCTGTCCTCAAATAGTAATGAATGAAAAACCCCTGCGCCTATTCCGCCATTGTCAATCCCTATTTTCCTAAATTTATAATCCTCTTCTAAGTCTCTAATTTTTTTAATAGTATCTGTGGTATATGTTCTCCTTGTGATTATGCTGTCTTGTTGTACAATTAACTCTTTATTCACTTTTTTAACAATCTCGAACGTACTGCAATCATCGCCCAAACCGCCAACATCTACGCCAAGGAAAAATTTATAGTTGTGATCAATCGTATCTTTGTACGCGGTGCATACTTTGTCGATTAACTCTTCAGGAAAAAAAGATAATAATTCGTCTATAAATTCTCCTAAATATTCTTGCATAAATTCGCGCCCAGACATTCTTTTACGTTCCTTGTCTAGGTGTTCAAGTGCTTTTTTCCTTTGCTCTTCTGTCCAGGTACTCGATAACTCTCGGTTTTTAATTACGTCCTCTGTATTAAATCTAAAAACTTTATATCCGTTATCCTCTCCTTTGTTAATCACTTCGTTGTATCTCTCCCAGAAGTACCCTTGCTTTCCAAACGGCGTACCTAAAAGCCAGGTCTCTCCCCCAGTAGTAAGAATAATTGGCGTTGCGCTAGCCCAGAATAGCTTAGGCATTTTCGGGGCTTCGTCTACAATTAGGATCCCGCCAGTAAATCCTCTCAAACCATCACCAGCATTACCGACCGGCCTAATAATCATACGCCCGCCATTAAGATATAAACCCTTTTTTGTGGGTTTGTCCTTGCCTTTGCCTAGTAAATGCGGGCATTTTTCCTTTGCGTAGTCTAAAGCAAATGTAAGCATTAACTCCGCCTGATCTTCAGTTAAAGAAACAGTAACAATATTCAATCCTCGCTTTTCGATCATACGGTCAATGGCCTTACGGGCAACCAGGTAAGTCGCGCCTATACGTCTACCTTTACTAAGTAGCATATCGCCCCGATGTTTAAGTACCTCTTCTTGCCATTTGTCTAGTTTTATCATTAACACACCTCGACAATTACATCATAAGTCCCAATAAAGTGTTTCAGCGTGTCCCGTAACGCTTCTTTTTTATTATCACTCATAGATTTTGGCTTACATTGCACTAATCTTATTTGTTTTCTTGCTACGTCTAAAATAAAAACATCAATAGGTGAGTGCGAACCCGCGCTCCTGAAAGCTAATTTGCCAGAATCGCGAGCCTCATTAACTAGTTTTCGTTCTTTCTTAACGCCGTTAATATAATTCTTATTGGACATCTTCGGGAAATTTGTAATTTATACTCCTCATAAACGCCCGCATATCGTGTACCTTTTCGTCAAGAAGTTCTTTAAAGAAAGTAATAAACAATTCTTCCCACTCTTCTTTTAGTTGTGGAAAATCTTTTTTAATCATTTTCTCAAACGCTTCTCTTTGATGAAACTCTAATTGTTTTAAGTTTTCTACAAACTCGGGCAGTTGAACTCTTTTGTAAAAACTTAATTTTTCTATTGCTTCCCACTCTTCTCTTTCTTTATTTCTATGTGCCTCAATCATTTCCAATCTTTCTTGTGCTTCTACTATTCTATTGCCCATTCTCTATTGCCTCAATTTCTGCTTTATGCTTCTCTTTTAATTTTTCTATTGCGATAAATTTTTTTAATTCTTCTACGCCCATTTGTTGTATATCATCTTTCTCGAAAAATTGAATTAACAAATCATTAATTAATTGCGAAGCGTTAGGCTTCGTCTTTAACTTATCAATTAAATCCTCGTCAAGTGTAATCATTTTCATTCTTTTCATATATATTCTTATATATCCTAGTATTTAAATCTTTCTAAAATGAAACAAAAAAATAGAAAATCATAAATCATATATAAATATATAAATATATAAATATAAAAGTAAAATAATATAATTTCTTAAAGTTCCATAGGAAATAGAGGTTAACTAAGGTTACCTAAGTTACTTA